TATAAATCGGACCAGGCCGGCATTAAAATATCCCCCGTCGGATTGGTGGAGGATGATTTTAAATCATCAATCGCCGTGGCCGTCACTTCGGTCCCGCTGGTAAATCCAGTGATCTCCACTTCCCGGTTTTCGATGCGCAGGCGGCGTCCGACATCCCCCGATACGAAAAAGGATTGATTGGCATACAGGGTCACGGATCCGGTTGTCCCACTGGAATAAATGGTCAGATTATCGGGGGCAAAATCATGATAGGGCAGTTCAATCCGGCCATTATTGGCCGTGGCAAAGGTCCAATCGGATATCGTCCAATTGTAATCATCAATCCGTTCGATGATTTGCGGGCGCATATTCTTATGGACGATCAGGATTATTTTAGATGACTGCACCATCGATAATTCATCGACCTGCGACGCGGTCCATGGGGCGTTAATTGTCGCATAATGGATATCATCCTTATAAACATCCAATTGGCCGTCGGTGAATAACATCAAGTAATCGCTATGCGTGGCATAGGTAAAATTATACAGCCGGCCGGATGCCGGGGCACTGTCAATATGCATAAAGCCGGGGCGCCGGGTTACCCCGCCGGTGGGCAGGATAAACAGATTTTCCAACCGCGCCGCCCCGTTGTCATAGGCGCGCAGATCCCCGCGGGTATGTAAATCCGGACTGATGGCGCCGGCAGTGAAATTGGTTTTAATCGATCGGCGTCGGGTCATTATTGGTTTATTCCCCCCGGGCATCAATTAATGGAAAACGGGACAGATGTTGTGGTGGTTCCATTTGGCCATCCATGCGCCGGGCGGATTCCAAGCGGTCATCGGCCAGGCGGTGCATCGCCTCTGCCCGGCTGGTGGATTCCGTGATCGGGATGGTTAATTCGGCGCTCAACCGGGCGATGACCGCCCCGGCCAAATGGGGTGGCATATCCGCCGGACCAATCCGGGCAATGTAAACCACCGTCACCGTATTATTATTCGTCAGAATATGTCCGCCACGAATGGCATACCGGATGCCGGATGTCTGTCCCGATGGCCCGGCCGATATCACCCGTAAACAATCGGATGGCAGGACAAAGCCATAATCATATTCCGGCAAATCGGTTTGATCCGGTGTGCTGTAATCCACTGTGCGGATGCATGCCCGCCATGGATGCGCGGCCAGGATGCCATCCACGGCCGTATCATATAACGAACCGGCGATTTCGGCGCTGGCCGAATGATCACCCAGGCTGTCAATCGGGTGGGCGCCAATCCGGGCCAAGGCCTGATTTATTATATCCAGCTTGGTTAGGGGCATGTAAATCTTTCTCCGTCAGTTTTTAAAAATGGATCAATCAATAAATCGGCCGGCGAAGGGATATTTTCCCCCGCCGACCGGTGGTATTTTATATGTTTGAGTTAAGCGCCGATGATCAGGCGGTAAACACCGTAATCGATATCGATTGGCCATCATTGGCGGTGACGGTATACATTGCGGTGCTTAATGATCCGTCGGTATCCTGATTGATGATGATTAAATCCCCGACCCGTAACATATCGGCGGCATCGGAAAAATAATCGGCCGCGGTGATGGCGGTCGCATCATCGATGGAGGTGTAGTGCCACAGGGTAAACCCGTTGGCATAGGCAAGTATGCTTAGATCGCGTGCGGCAAAAGCCATGGTTGTTGCTCCTTTGTTCTTTATTTAAGGCGTTGGGATATGAAAAAATTCGTGGGAAATGGCATTATGCTTCATCACAGGTGATGGCCACGATCCCCTCACTGTCGATTTGGGCGGCACCCTGGCTCATCATATTGTTGACAAAGCTGGCCGCGCGATCCCCGTGCCAGGTGATATCGGTCTGCACATCCGAACCGGCGGCATGGCCGATCGCCGATTTATGAAACCAAAAACAGATCCGGTTATCATTCGATGTGTCCACCGGCAGACCCGAATGCGGCAACCATAACGTGCCGAGCCAGCGTTTGGCCTGGGTCCCGTGATAGGGCAATTCATCTTCCCCGACATAATCGGCAGAGGCAAATTGTTCAATCTGCAACAGATCCGACCATTGTTTCCATCCGATCACCGCATAGCGTTGGCCATCATCGGGGACATCCTTTTCACCCAGGGTTTCGAATGCCTGTAACACCTTGGCCAGTGTCATGCCGTCGGTGTCCACCCCGATGGGGGTGGCATTGGTATTCAGGGCATCGATGATCAATTCATCGGTCTTCCGGCCAAGGGCATATGCGCCGGCATTGGCCAATACCTAGCGTTCATCGATATTGGTTTTCAATTCATCCAGGCGGTCAACCCAATCCCCGGCATAAAAATCATATAATTGGCATTCAACCTGGCCATGATCGACATTCATCACCGGCACGGAACCATTGCGTGACTTGGTCGATGCCACGCCTTTGCCAACGGTTTGAAACACCGTGGTCGCCCCTTCGACATCGGATTTGGTGCGCACTGTCTGGCGCAGTTTGGATCCCATGCGCTGATAGGCTTCATGCACCTCGCGTTCGAATTGTTTGACGAACGCCTTGTCAATATTGATCGACATATTTTCGTCCTCTCTTTTATATAGTGATAGGTGGATATCGGTTTGTTTTCCCGCGACGCATTTCACCGGTTGTCGGAAATGGGTATACGGGGCAATACTGCCCCCCCTTCCCGGCCGATCAATTTATTACGTTGTTAAAGTGGTAGTACTGGGTGGATGGCCCATAAAAAACGGCCGGCCATGGGGGGCGGAAAAAACAAGGCCCCATGGTTATCGGCCGCGATCAGTGGATATCAGGATCCCAAGGCGATCATTAATACTGGCCCGGAATCAAGAAACACAGAATCAAAAAACGCCGGCAATCTGTCCAATTCCGCATAAGGCAGAATTTTTCAGACAGTTCCGGCGTTTGTTAACTATAGTTATAGGATTTTATTCTTATATTGTCAAGGGCCTTCTGAAGGACCAGCATTGAATTGTGGTACCTCCAAATGACCATAACGATCTGTAAGGGTTTCTAACAGCCCATTAGATACTTGTTTGGCACTTAACCCCTGGCCGGCACCACGAGGCAAAACACTTTCTTTGTTTTGAGGAAACTCATCCTGTGGGTGGCCTTTTTGTATTTCATAAAGATTGCGTGCCTCAAGCTCCCCTTCTGCAACGGCATGCAGGTAATTGGCAATCTGATCGGCGGTAACATCTTCACCAACCACCATTGTTACACGATCATGATCCATGCCCATATCGACATCAGCAATTGCAATATTCAATTCAATATTTTGATTATTCCCATTTGAGTCTTCAGTAGAAAATGTTTGATCATGGACCAAAGACTGATCAACTATAACATCAACATCCAAATCTGTTAGTTTAGTAACCTCTTCTTCCAGTGCATAATCTAGATAGTCGCTATGGCCATTCACACCGGTGGGAAGGATTTCGGCATAACCACCCGTATCTGCGTGCGGGTCAACATTGCCGTCAAAGGTAGATGTAATACCATTAAAATCATCTGGTATTGCCTTCGATAGATTATACGTGTCAACCGGCCCCATCACGTCCCGATTATATTCTGCACCGCTTATAAGATTTTCGACGCCGGAAGTGCTTAGCCCCTCACTCCTATATTCTGGTTCTGGCTCGGGTTGACTTTCGGTTTTTGGTTGCTCCTTATCATCTGGTCCAGACTTATCGTTCTCAGACTTAGGCTCTTCCTCCTTATCCGGGCCAGGTTGCTTTTCATTATCTGTTTTTTCTTCCCCAGCTTCCGGCATTGCGGTCAACTCCACGCCCTCAGATTGAAGATCTTCGATAACAACTTGTTGAAACCCTATTTCTTGCATTTGTTGTTTCAGATCGGCTGTTTGATCCAAGACCTGTTGAAGATTGTCAGATAACGCTGGCGCGACACCGGGCTGACCATCATCTTTGTCGACCTGTTCGATTAACCAGTCAACTGCTCCGATACAGGTGCCCTCCTTCGCTTCTGCACCGGGCTGATCAGAAACAATGTCCATATGCTCAAGTAAACCGTTAATAGTGGGCGTGGTCGTATTGAATAATGTCTGCCCTGCCTTTTCCTCAAACTTGTCATAGGCTTTGAATATTTCTTCATAAGCCTTTCCATTTTGTTCGTTATCCGGGGTTTTTTCATTCTCCATGACAAGGATTTGTGACAGCTTGGTTTTATCAATTTCTAATTCATATTTGCCGGCGATCTCATCAACCTCTGACAGGAAATTGGCTTTAGCATCGGAATAGTCATTAACGGCTTGTGTCCAATTCTCGATCGTATTACTTAACGCTTCTACTTTTTCCAGTTCAACTGTCCGGTCATTAATTTCCGCATTATTATCACCTGGAAATGAGGTGAGATCTTCTTCCAAATTTTGTAGTTCATCGGCCAATTCCGTCATTTTATCGGGATTTAATGCCTGAAGATCATCAATCTCGCTGTATTCCCCCTCAGGCCCGTCCAGATGATCAAGGGCATCGAATTCACCATCATGATCCACATCGGCCCAAACCGCCCCTGCGGTAGTCCCACCAGCACCCAAAAGCGCAGCACCCAGACCAAGGTATTTCAACCATTGCCGGTTTTTAACCTTTTTGCCGGCATTACTATGAACACCGATTTCATTACGGGTTTCTTGTGCGACACTGAAAAGATTATTTAAATCCTCTCGCAGTTGATCGAAATTTTTGCTCTGCTCTCGATCCAACCCTATTTCTTTAAATGCTTTTTCAAGATGCTCATTATGCACTTCCCCATTTTTTGAATAATAGTCATTCGGCATTCGGACGATGTGAGTGTTTCCATCATGCGTAAATCGGGCTTCATCCAGGCCATTTTTGAATAAAAACTCAGCGGCATCCTTCTCCTCTTCAGTGTAGTCATCACTATCAAAAATTTCATAATATCTCGGCCCTATTTCGTTGAAATTTTTATCCATGTAAGAAAGGTCATCGACCTTTGGATTTAATGGGATATCGGTATCTTCTTGACTTACCTCAGTTTGGGTTAATGTGACCTCTTCTCCATCATGGTTAAGTGTTCTAAAACGACCGTCTATTAATTCTATATCGTTATCAACGTCATCATTGGCATCCGGCGAATTGTTCGGATCAGCTGTATCTAATTCTGGAAATTCTAAATCAACTTTTTCGGGAAAGTTCAAATAAGTATTGTTGGCAGCCTCCGTGCGCATTTCATCCAACGCTTCATCGAAAAATCTGCGCTGTTCTTGGGTGATGCCGCTTATATACAATTTACCATCGTAATCATTTTTCGAAATAGCAGCGGCAATCATCTCTTTTGCTGCCAGTTTATCGAATTCAGTTTCGTTTGTGGCATCATAACTGATACTACCATCGCCCGTGTGTTTGTAACGGCGCTCTTTACCATCTTCACCCCTGGTAATGGAAATAGCCGTATGTTGTTTATTTGGTTCAAATTTGTAAGAGATCCGCTCTTCGGGTTGTTGATCTTCTTTTAAATCGTGGATGCTCATGATCCATTGAAGAAAAGCACGATACTCTTTTTGCAATTTCTCTCTTAATTGCTTTTCTTCATCTGTCCAGTCAGAATCAACGTTTACATTTTTCCATGCCATGACTTTACCCTTTATAATTTTCCACAGAAAATATTAAAAACCTAACATTCATCTTTATTTACAGTGGTTTATTTTAAAAATCGGATTGGGCATTACCTAAACCTTTCTCGTTTTTTCCCACTACTTTACAGGGCCGGGGCTTTATGGGCCTGGGCTTTTTCAACTTTGAAATTAGGATTTTCCTTATTAAGCTCTGCGGCGATTTCCGCTTGCACCAATTCTCTTTCCTCTTTTGAAAATACGGTTTCAACAGTATTGGCTGAAAATTCTTCATAACGCGCCAGCAGATCGCTATGATCATTATGACTGTTTTCATTTGGATCTGGATCCGAGGCGGGTTTTTCTGACGCCCCATCTGTCTCCCCCCCTATGGGATTGGATGATACGGTCGGACCGTTTTTTTCCGGCTTTTTTTCCCTGTCTAAAGCCGTTGGATCAATACCGTTAATGGTAATCTTTGGTGGTGGGTCCATATCCCTCAAAGCATCAGTGAGTTTTTGTTTATATTGGTCGAAATCATCATTCATGTTTTTATCTTGGACCAAATCAGCCTCTTCCCAGCCTAGCCTTTCTGCTGTACGAATTAATTCTTTAAGATCTTCTACCGTGGCATCACTTGGATTTTTATTCAGTGACAAATGATCGTTTGCTAACGAAAACTCTAAATCCCCCTTTCTAAACTTAATTTCATCTTCCTCTTCAGAAATTAGGGTATACCCATTTTCTTCTAACCATTCTTGCCAGGATTTGGATGAATCATTTTTTGTTTTCTTGCCATCCTTCTCTTTTTTTGATTTGACATGCAATAAAGGCACATCGTTCTTACTTTTGTCTTTGGCATTTTCATCCGGTTCAGCAGGCTGTTGTTGTTTCTGGGCTGTTTTATTTTCCGGGGGTTTATTTGTTGGAGCTGACTCACCAGGTTCAGTCATTTCATAGTCTTGAGGATCAAAATTATCATCTGTGAAGGTTTCTTGTGGTTCAGAACCACGCTGCTCGCCAGGATCGCCGTCTGAATCGAAAGCATTCGCGGCAGCCGTTGCAGCAACAGCGCCCTTACCCTCATCCGGTGACGTGTTCCCCCCCTCTCCAGAAGGAGAAGTCATTTCATAAGGGTTTGGGTTTGAAACATTGGCCTCATTTTTTTCACCGGCCACAGGCGTTTGATCCCCTGCCGGTGGTTTGTCATTGGTGGCCAGATCGGAATCCAGTGACGTGTTCCCCCCCTCTCCAGAAGGAGAAGTCATTTCATAAGGGTTTGGGTTTGAAACATTGACCTCATTTTTTTCACCGGCCACAGGCGTTTGATCCCCTGCCGGTGGTTTGTCATTGGTGGCCAGATCGGAATCCGGTGCGTTTGGAGCATTATTGGTATTGGGTTCTGGCTGGATATCGGTATTAATAATGTTCCGATATGTGGTGCTTTCACCTTCAATTGCATCGTCAATTTTATTAGCGGCATTTTCAAACGTTTTCTTTTGTTTTTCCTCTAAACCACCAATATCCAGATCAAGATCCAACTTTCTAGCAATCAATAAAAGATCTACGGCCAAGGTTTTATCCGAAGTATTTTTTGGATAACCTTCAGCTTTTGCAATGTTACCATTTTTATCAATCTGGTAAATTCTGCTCTCCACGCTTCTGTCTAATGAGGTAAATCCAATTTCAATCCTATTTTTTTCATAGATAAAATGCTTTTTTGCTGGATTTTCGGCGGTGTCGTCAACATTCAAAATACTATCATTTCTGTCAAATTGTTCAGAAATTGAAATGTCATCGTATGTAACTTGACGATTGAAATTAAATCGTGTATGGAGGGCTTTTTGTATGCCTTCTAATGCCTCTGCGCTATTCTTTGTTGGTTCATATTCTTCGTAATATTTTTTATCAAGTATTCTCTCTTCTACTCCATTATGTCGTTCTTCCTTAATGCTTTTTAAGATTTCTTCATATTTTTGGTTAAGTTTGGTTTTTCTGTTTTCAATTTTTAATGCATCAAGGACTGTAAATTTCCCCTCTTCTTCAAGACTCTCATAGTTTTTTTGACTTTTTTTAGGGCTTTCGTAATCAGCATTTTTCCATCCATCTTCATCTGTAATATCAAAGTCGGATACAAAAGTGATATCGCCAACATCGATTGTGCTTTCTTGGCTTACTTGGCTTACTTGGTCATTCTCGACGGGCTCTGGTGATTTGGTATCAGCTGCAATGTTATCTGTCTCTGCCGGAGAAGAATCTTCAGACGCGGGATCTGTAGTTGGTGGATCTTCTTGATCCTTTGGATCTTCCGGCATTGCATAAGGGTTGTCTGGTCCATCAGCCATCGCGCTTCTCCTCTATTTGCCCAAGATTAAAGATGGGTCTGGGTTGTTCATTTGTTTCTTTGGTCTTGGTCGGCGCACAGCCATCCATCAAACCGTATTTATTAATAATCGCTAATTATATGGTAAACGCAAACTGTATATAATTTGATAATAGTCCATAATCGGCAATCGGTTGTTCACAGGGATTGTGATCAGTTTTATATGTATATTTATCATCAATTAGAGGCCACGAAACTTTACTCTTATTAAGGTCGGCTTGACACTTCATTCGATTTGTCCGGCCGCCAATTGAAATCGTTTTTACCCCGCTGGCTTAAATGCTGGTGATGCTGGTCGTTCTTCTGGGGCGTTCTGATCATTTTTTTCATCAATTTCAATGCTTTTGCTTAAGTCATCATGATTATCACTGCCCATTCCAAGCTGAATGGCCAGACCAATTTTTTCATTCAATTCCTCCGGGGTCGGCCCGTCTTTTTTATGTTCATGGATCTCTTTAATAAATTCACAAATCTGACTGGTCATTTCTTGGCTGTCCATATCTTCCGCAAATTCTGGAATATTGGCACCCGTCGCATCGCTTTTGGCCACATTCCCAAGCATTTTACGCACATTAGTCAACTTTTTACGAAGTGTCTTTTCTTTATCATCAGGGGATCCGAACATATTTGATTGATTATCTAAAAATTGGTCATGCCCCCCTTTTTTCCAACCGTTTGAATTAAATTTTTCAGCCGTTTCATGTTCCAAAAACACGGTTGTTGTGAAGGCAATGTAAGCGGGTACTACCTTTGCTGTAGTCCCTGCAGTCAACATGAGAGCAGATTTTGCGATTTCGGCCGCAATTTCAATATCCATCTGCGACAGTATTTGATCGAGCTTATTCATGAGCAATTCGTCCTGAGTAGGATCTGAATCGTTTTCCTCTGAACTTTTTGTTACAGAGCTGTCGCGTTCATTATGTTGGACCATATCACCCTCAAATGGTCGGGTCTGTTATTTATGACAATATCGGCTGTTCGTTAATTAACCATAAAAAAGGCGGGAATAAGCCCCGCCTTCTGCCGTCTTTTTGAATTTATGCCGAATTAACCGCTATAAAGGCGTTTGAACCCCTCTGTCACCTTTTTTAAGATAACCGGGTCTTTATCGCGCCAGTATCGTTTATCCCGCATCAGGGATTGTAATTCCGCCTCCCCCATTGGGCCCGCGGGATCACCGGTTTGGTTGATTGCCCCCGGTTCGCCGTCCTTGGCCTTCATCTGATTATAGAGCATCATCACCCCATCATAATTGGAGGCCAGCGTGCGAAGCTGTTCATCATCCAAGTGTTGTTTACCATAGTTCAGGATTTGTCGCGCGGTTTCCTGAAACGGTTCCCGGCCGCCGAATTCATTGACCAGGCGTTCAACCTCCCGGTCTGCGGCCATATCATAGGCCAGTTCCCGGACCATTGGGATTAAATATTCCCCGGCCAGGTTATAAACCAATTGCACCTGTTCATTGGTAAAGCCCAATTCATGAAATTTTTCATGCAGATCTTCCCGCGCCCCGAACGGCAAGTCATCAAGGGACAGTTCATATTGATCCGGCGCTTGTGGGACACCGATGGCCCGGCGCAATCTATCACGGTCGGCGACGGGATCAACCATATCGGCCATTTTACGCTCCAATTCCAGATAGGAATTGATCAAGGCGTTCAGGCGTAGTTCACCGGTTTCCGGATCCTTAAACTTATTGGGGATTTTATTGCCCAGATCGCTCCCCTTTTTGGATGGGTCGGATATCTGTTTTTTGTTTTTTTCGGTATTATTGGGATTGGTCATGGATTATTCCTCTCCTTGTTTGATAAGGGTAAGTAAGTGCAGGTACAAAAGGCGCTGGCCGTTTTTGGCCTGAAGCTGACGGTCGGTTAGATTATCGGATACCTGGCCGGCAAAGATATAGCGGGCCAGATGGGTTAACACCGCCTGTCCGTCGGCGCCGGAAAAACATCGTGCGGCCTGTTTGGCCAATTGGTCACGATCCGGCGGACGGGAAATCAG